TTGATCTGCAGTTTGACGACCTCATAGCTGAGGCGTATGAGCGCTGCGGTATTGAGGTGCGCGACGGTTACGACATGAAGACGGCGCTTCGCTCCGTCAACTTGATTTTTGCAGAGTGGGCCAACCGTGGTCTTAACCTGTGGACGATTGAGCAGCGCCAGCAGGTGCTGACGCCCGGGGTGTATGAGTATGACCTACCCGCAGACACGATTGACGGCCTCTCAGCCGTGATTCGGACCAATGCAGGCCAGTCTACCCAGCAGGACATCACAATCGACCGTATAGGCCGCGCAGAGTGGCTCCATGTGCCTAACAAGTTGACCCAGTCCCGCCCTGCGCAGTACTACATTCAGCGCACAGTGCCGGCTAAGGTGTTTCTGTACCCATCTCCTGATGCGACGCAGACTTGGACCTTTGTTTACTATGCTATTCGCCGCATGGACAATGCGGGCGGTTTTACTAATACTGCTGACATCTCTTTCCGTTTCTTGCCTTGCTTGGTAGCCGCTTTGGCGTACTATTTGTCGGTCAAGAAAGCGCCGGATCGCGTCATGCTGCTCAAGCAAATGTACGAAGAAGAGTTTGCACGTGCAGCTTCCGAGGACCGTGAGCGTTCAGGCTTCTTTGTGGTACCTACGTACACGCAGAGGTAAACCATGGCCTATGTATCAGGCAAATTTGCAATTGCGCTGTGCGACAGGTGTGGCCAACGGTACAAACTCAATACGCTTATCAAGGAATGGACAGGCTTTAAAGTCTGTCCTGAGTGCTATGAGCCCAAGCACCCACAGTTGGAGCCTAAACGCACGATAAATGAGCCACAGGCCTTGCATCAGCCTCGCCCAGAGAGTAGACTTGGGGTTACCGTCTACGTCGGGTTCACGGCTGATACTTCGTTTGCTAGTATCGGAATGATGCCGATGCCGTATGCAAAGCCCTTGTGGGCGGCTGCAGTGCTATCCCCAGTTACGACGAGCATCTCATGACATACACGGAACTTGTTGCTGCTATTGAAGCCTACACTGAGAACACGAGTTTCAGTGCAACTGATCTTGCTACTTTTACAAAGCAGGCGGAGCAGCGCATTTACAACACCGTTCAAATTGCCAACTTGCGCAAAAACGTGACGGGTGTCCTAACGGCCAACAATAAATACCTGTCTTGCCCAGATGACTTTTTGTCCGCTTATTCCTTGGCTATTTTTGCCTACAACAGCACAACTGCTACAGGCGTAACGGGCGCAAGTACTATTGTGGTTGCTTCAGCTTCCGGTATTGAGGTAGGCCAATACGTAAGTGGCACAAATACTGCAACAGGTGCGACTGTAGTAACAATTGTTGGCACAACAATTACGTTGTCTGGAGTAAACACGGGAACAGTCAATGGCCCTGTTATCTTCCAAGGCGAATACACGTATCTGTTGAACAAGGATGTGAACTTTATTCGTGAAGTTTATCCTTACGCGCAATACACAGCACGTCCTAAATACTATTCCATCTTTGGTCCTCGTTCAAACGATGTGAACGAGTTGTCGTTTATGGTAGGTCCTACGCCTGACGCCAGTTACTCTGCAGAATTGCACTATTACTACTATCCTCCATCCATTGTGGACCAAGGAACATCATGGCTAGGCGATAATTTTGACACGGCACTGCTCTATGGCTGCTTGGTAGAGGCGTACACCTACATGAAAGGTGAGCAGGACATGCTGGCGCTATATAACGGCAAATACCAAGAAGCGCTGGGCCTGTTGAAGAATTTGGGCGATGGCAAGCAGCGTGGCGATGCTTATCGCGATGGTCAAGTCAAACTACCTGTGAGATAACGCATGATTACAGCAGGACTTACAGACAGTTTCAAGGAGCAATTGCTTCTTGGAGTGCATGATTTTGATACGGATGTTCTCAAGATTGCGCTCTACACTTCTTCAGCAGTGCTTGGCCCTACAACAACGGTTTACACCACTGTGGGGGAAGTATCGGGAACAGGGTACACCGCGCCGGGTCAAATTCTTTTAAATGTTACCGTGAATTTGGGCATGGGCATAGGCTATGTCAGTTTTGACAATCCTGTTTGGCCGGGGTCTACTTTTGCTACACGTGGTGCATTGATTTATAACTCCACCAAGGCCAATAAATCGGTGGGCGTATTGAACTTTGGTATTGATCAGACCATGAATGGGCAATCTTTTACGATTCAACTGCCCACGGACGACCCTGAAACAGCGCTTATTCGGATTACCTAAAATGGCTATTTTTCAAACAGCGACCACCAGTTTTAAGCTTGAGTTGTTGCAGCAAATACACAACTTTGGTCCAACTTCGCCTGATACTTTTAAGATTGCGTTGTATACCTCTTCTGCAACGCTTGGGTCGGCCACAACGGGCTATTCTGCAACGAATGAAGTATCTAGCTCTGGTACGGGGTACACAGCAGGCGGTATTACACTGACAATTAATCCTTCCCCCACAACAGGAACAAATTCAAATGCAGTTCCTACTGCATTTATTTCATTTAACAACGTAAGTTGGACAAATGCCACCTTTACGGCAGCGGGGGCTCTCATCTACAATAGCACTGAGGGAAACAAATCTGTGGCAGTGTTGCTGTTTAATACTTCAAAAACAGTCACGGATGACACCTTCCAAATCATTTTCCCAACTGCCGATGCGAACAGCGCCATCGTGCGCATTTCTTAAGGACTTATCATGAGTACAGAAATTTCAAAAGCCCAAGACAGCGTGTCAGCAAGCTTGACTGCAAACAAAGGTTCCACAGAGCGCGTGGGCGCTGGTGGCGTTTACACGGTTACTTGCATAGGCGCTGATGGCGTGGAGAAGTGGTCTGATACCTTTCACAACTTGGTTGTGAACGAAGGTCTACAAGACATGAACAGCAAGTACTTTAAAGGTTCTGGTTACACAGCCGGTTGGTACTTAGGTTTGGTGCAAGGCCCGGGTTCAGGTACTACATACGCCGCTGCAGACACTCTGGCTTCACATGCAGGTTGGACAGAATTAGTTCCCGGTACAGCCTACACAGGCAATCGTATTGCCGTTGTGTTTAACGCCGCTTCTCCTACATTAGCCGATCCTTCAGTAGTATGCAACTCTGTTGCCCCATCCGCATTCCCTATGTTGGTTAACGGTACTGTGGTGGCTGGCGCGTTTTTAACAACCGCAGCTACAGGCACATCAGGTATTTTGTTCTCTGCTGGTGACTTTACTGGTGGCGACAAAACTGTTGACTCTGGCGATACATTGAACGTTACTTATACGTTCTCTCTTGACGCAGCCTAATAGGTATTGCGGTGTTTGGAGATGTCGCATTTGCCCAAGCACCCTTCGCCGCTCTAGGCGGGGCTACAGTGTTGTCGTCTGTAAGTGAGGCAGCTACGGCTGCTGATTCTGTTGCTCAAGAAACTCGCGCAGGCGCACTTATACAAGAGTTTCTTGCAGCTACGGCAACTGTTGTTAGTTTAAACAACATCATGACTGCGGCTAGGGCTGAAACGGCTACAGCTACAGACACAACAGCAGCCGCGCCATCTAATTTTCTAGCGTCTCAAGCAGAGTCAGCTACGGGAACAGATACCCAAACTGCCGTTGGCACAATGCGGGCTTCAATATCAGAATTAGCTACAGCAACAGATGCGCCTTCGGCCACTGCAAACTTGTTAGCAGCTCTTACTGAGGCAGCTACAGGAGCGGATGAGTCTAATGCTAGCCGTGGTTTTTTTGTCAATATTACTGAATCCGCCGTCGGCTCAAATACGCAAAGTGTTACTGTTAAGTTTGTTAGTAGCATACAAGAGTTGGCTTCTGGACTTGATGCGTACGGCAAAGTAAAAGACGCGAACGTGTACCCTACTGGTATACAGTTAACTGTATCTATAGGCCAAACACTTGTGTGGGGTACTATTCCTACTGAACAACCACCCCCAGCACCCGACTGGACAGACATACCGACTTAAGGATTTATCATGGCTTTAGTATTAAAAGATCGGGTCAAACAAACCGCGTCAAATCCCGGTACAGGCACAATCACGCTGTTAACTACAACCGCAGGTTTTCAAGCATTTTCTGCAATTGGCGATGGAAATACAACGTATTTTGCTATTGTGGATGCCGCTACGGGCGCATGGGAAGTTAACTACGGTACGTACACATCGTCTGGTACAACTCTGAGCCGTAATGCCACACCTCTGTCTTCGTCTGCTGGCGGGGCGTTGGTTAACTTTACGGGCAGCGTTGATGTCTTCTGTACGTACCCATCTTCACGGTCTGCGTATCAAAACGAAGCAGGGACGCAAGTAGTTCAACAGTCTTTTGGCGCAATTACTGCAACTTCCGCAGCGTTGACTACCGGTACGATTACTACCGCCCCCGCCTCTAACACCGATATTGTTAACAAAACTTACGTTGATACGCTTGTGGCAAGCGGTATTCATTTCCATCAGCCCGTGATGGTTGAAAGCCCTACTAATCTAAACGCGACTTACAACAATGGAACTGCGGGTGTTGGCGCAACGCTTACTAATGCGGGAACGCAAGTTGAATTAATTATTGACGGTATTTTTACGTCCCCGGGCGACCGCGTCTTGGTCTATACCCAAACCAACCCAATCGAGAATGGCATTTATGTTGTCACGACTGTGGGTACAGTTTCTACAAATTGGGTATTAACACGCTCAAGCGATGCAAACACCTATGTGATTAACAGCGCAAATGGTTTGAGCGAAGGCTCCACAGTTTTTGTTCAGTTAGGCGCAACAGGCGCAGGCGAGACTTATACTTGCAATACATCTGGCGTGATTACGTTTGGCACAACAGCCATTACATTTGCTCAAATTAGCTCCGCACAGATTTATTCTGCGGGTACAGGGTTAACACTGACCGGTACGCAATTTAGTATTACGCCTACAGGAACGGCTGGCACATACGGATCAGCTTCTCAAGTTCCTGTGTTTGTAACTAACGCCAGCGGGCAAGTAACTTCTGTAACTAATACAGCTATTGCCATTAACGGCTCTGCGGTATCTGGCGCTATCTCCGGTCAAGCTGGTTCAGTGGCAAATGCGCTGACGTTGGGTACATACCTGACCGGTACAAGCTACAACGGTGGAACAGCAGTTACAGCCACAGTAGATGCTACGTCAGCTAATACAGCCTCTAAGGTTGTAGCCCGTGATGCTTCTGGTGACTTCTCCGCAGGCACAATCACAGCAACTTTGTCTGGTAACGCCACAAACGTGTCAGGCACGGTGGCTTTTGCCAATGGTGGTACAGGTGAAACTACTCGCCAAGCTGCTATGGATGCTCTTGCTGGAGCTACTACAAGCGGTTCATACCTGCGTGGCAACGGCTCAAATGTAGTGATGTCAACCATCCAAGTGGCAGATGTACCAACCCTAAACCAAAATACCACAGGTAACGCCACTACAGCAACAACGGCTACCAACTTGGCTGGCGGTTCAGCAGGTACGGTTCCTTATCAGTCAGCGGCTGGTACTACTGCTATGTTGGCTGCGGGTAGTTCGGGGCAAGTTCTTCAGTCTAACGGTGCAGCAGCGCCTTCATGGGTTGCAGCTACTGCAGCGGCTAACAACGGTACACTGACTCTGGCGGTGTCAGGTACAGGCTTGTCTGGTTCCGCTACATTTACAGCCAACCAATCAGGTAACTCAACTTTCACTGTCACCTCAAACGCAACAAACGCAAATACAGCTTCAGCAATTGTCGCCCGTGATGCGTCAGGTAACTTCTCTGCCGGTACGATTACTGCCACGCTGTCAGGTAATGCTTCAACAGCAACAAGCGCAACTACCGCTACAACAGCTACAACAGCCAATGCTTTGGCAACTGGCAACAACTACCAAATGAATTCGTTAGGTGTTGGTACGGGGGCTTCTGGTACTGGTGGCGAGATTCGTGCAACCAACAACATCACTGCGTATTACTCTGATGACCGTTTAAAAACTCGTCTAGGCAACATTGAAGACGCGCTGGCAAAGGTAAAAACATTGGACACCTTCTACTATGAAGCCAATGAACTAGCGCAGTCTTTAGGGTATGAAGCGATTCGTGAAGTTGGCATATCTGCGCAGCAGGTTCAAGTTGTTATGCCTGAGACTGTAGCTCCCGCACCAATTGATGATAAATACTTAACTGTTCGGTACGAACGTCTTGTACCATTGTTGCTTGCAGCAATCAAAGAACTTGAGGCCAAAGTCGCCGCTCTTGAAGCGAAAGGATAACTATGTCAAGCACGTATTCCGATCTTAAGTTTGAGATCATTGAGGTCGCCGGCTCTAGTGGGCAATGGGGCGGCATCACCAATACCAACATTGGTACCGCGATTGAGCAGGCTATTGCGGGTATGGCTACACTTGATACAGGCGATTTTATTTCTAATGTCGCTACATTAACTGCTACCAACACCCCTAACGCGCAGGACTTTCGTGCGTTTTGTCTAAATATCACAGCCACATTGAGCGCAGCGGGTACAGTCAACGTCCCAGCAATTGAGAAGCCTTATTTGGTTTTAAACAATTCTGTTGGAGGTTTTGCCGTCACAGTCAAAGTTAGTGGTCTGACGGGCGTATCAATTCCCAACGGTAAAGGTTGCATTGTTTATAACGATGGTGTCGATGTTGGCGCAGCGATTACCTATCTGACTTCCCTGACGCTTGGCACAGACTTGGCGGTTACTGAAGGTGGTACAGGCGCGTCAACCGCATCGGCGGCGCGTACCAATCTTGGCGCGACAACCCTTGGCGCAAACCTGTTTACCATTACAAACCCAAGCGCGGTTACTTTCCCTCAATTTAACGCAGACAATTCAGTCTCGTCTTTGGATGCGGCTTCTTTTAGAACAGCCATTGGGGTATCTTCAGGTACGGTTACAAGCGTAACAGCGTCGGCTCCTTTGGCTTCGTCTGGTGGGACCACACCAAACATTTCGTTGAGCGGGGCACTGCCAATCGCTAATGGTGGTACAGGTAACATCTACGGTATCGCAACCAGCGCCCCCTTGCTCCAAACGACCAACTTCACTATTTCTGAGATTGGTGGGGTCTTGGTTTTTAAATACGGCGCTACTACAATTGCCAGCATGGACAGCAGCGGTAACTTGACTACCCTTGCAAACGTAACAGCTTACGGCACACCTTAAGGACTACACATGGCACTTAATGCTTCTGGCCCAATCAGTCTTGCGGGGTCCACTGCTGGGCAATCTATTGCTTTAGAGTTAGGAGTATCTGCTACCGGGCAGATTTCTTTAAATGATACAAATGTTCGGACATTGGCCGCTGTCCCAACGGGCACCATCATAATGCCAACTAACTTCTATGGTAAAAGCAGCGCGGCTACTACGTTTACGCTTGGCACCACTGTTCAAATGAGTACGTCATCTAATGATAATTTTGCGTCAGCGGCTAGATTATCTTCTACTAGCGCCATTATTTTTTACAACGCTAATTTTGATAACAAGTCAGGCACCTGTAGTTTATTTGCTAGATATGTAACTGTATCTGGTACTACTATTACTGCGTCCGCGCAAGTAACGTTATTTACGGGCCAACAAGATAGTACTAGGATTCGTGGCTCAACAGGTATTGATGGTACGTATGCACTTCTATCTAGAGGTACAGGCGGTTTAAACTTAATTAAACTTGTAGGTACATCTCCTACACCTGTTGGTTCAACTCTTTTTGGTGGGTCTTCTCAATCAGTGGGAAGAACACAAGGTATCCTAACTTCTACAACATATCTTGTTGGTATGGCTGAATGGACTGCTGGTTCTGTAAAAGCAGCGGTAGTAACAAGAAGCGGCGATACGATAAGTTCTGGAACTGTTGCTTCCCTAAGTACAGGCGGGGTTACATCTAATTCAGGATATAACATTACTACGGCTGCTGGGTCTTCTACAACAGCAATTGTTATGTACAACAACCGCGCATATCCAATCACTGTATCGGGTACAACTGCCACAATTGGTGGAAGTTATTTAACCGCACCGGGGTACTATAACGCCGGTTCAGGTGTATCAATATCTTCAACGGCTAATCGTTATTTGGTTACAGGTAATGGCCTTTCTGGGGACAATGTAGGCTGTCAAATGGTTGACCAATCTGGGGCATCACTAAGCGGTGGCACAGTCCGTAATTTTGGCTTTATTGCTGGCCGTGTCCCTGCAAGTAGTTTCTGCAAAATGATGAATGCTAGTTCAACCCTTGCTTCTGTACGTGGAGAATACGGTAATCAGTTTGTAATTAACATTACTGGCACAACAATCTCTGCAACGAAAACAAATATGATTGCAACCGACTCAAGTAATGGCATTACGTGGGACGCGCTAACTTCTACTCAAATTATTACTCCAAAGTATGTTCCAAATTCAGTCGGTATTGGCACCGCTTCTTAATTAACAAGGAAAAATTATGAGCACAACTTTTACATGGTCTATCACACATTTGATGTGTAAACCCGAACTTGCGGCGAAACAAAACGTTGTCATTCAAATTGAATGGATGTGTAAGGCTAGAGCAGATATAAATGGCAAAGTTTTTACACAAGAAACAATGGGCACTAGTTCACCCGGGCAGTTTGATCCGCATGGAACTTTTATACCGTTCAACGCGCTTACTGAAGAAGATGTATATAGGTGGGCGACTTCTGATGGGTTAAATAAAAAAGCTGTTGAAGAACGTTTGCAAATGCTGCTTGACGAACAAATCAATCCTCCCGTGGTATCGCTTATGCCCCCATGGTTAGTTGCGCGGGTTTAAGGTAACTTATGGAGACTTCACAAATATTGTTGGTCGATAACGTGTTTGTAAAAATGATGCACATGCCTAAGAGCGGTGACATCATTAAAGGACATGCCCACACATTTGACCACATCACACTGCTCTCTTCTGGGTCGGTTTTGATGGAGCACGATAATGGTAGTAATACATTTAAAGCGCCTCAACTAATAGTGACTCCAAAAGGCATCACGCATAAATTTACGGCCCTTGAAGACAATGTTTTAATTTGTTGCGTTCATGCTATTAGAGACGGAGACGACGTTGACGATGTTGCCCCCCAAGACATTGATGTAAATCATGCAAAATCTTTAATGGCGGCGTTTCCTTTGACCCAACAAAAATAAAAATGATTAGAGTTATTGACAATTTTGTGCCTAAAGTTTTCCAAGATCAGTTGGAGGAACAACTGTCAGAGTTTGATTTTGCGTGGTCATATTTGCCGCATACAAGTACCCCCGGGGTGCCCGGTACTTTTGCGGATAAAAACTGTTTTGATACTTCTCAATTTGTGCATAGATTTTTGGCGGATGGGCAACCCACCTCTAATTATTACCCTTTGATCTACCCATTTTTGTATTTCATGGCCGTACATGGATATGAATCATTAAAGTTTTGGCGTTGCAAAAGTAACATGACATTGCCTATTGCTGTGCCAGAAGGCACCCATACCTATCCACATACAGACTTGGATGACGAAAAGGTAAAAGGCATCTCCATGATTTATTACGCAAATGATTCTGACGGGGATACAATATTTTTTGAAGAGTCTTCAAAAGAATTTAACGGTACTTTGACTGAAAGACAGCGGGTGTCCCCTAAAAAAGGGACGGCTGTTTTGTTTGATTCATCAATAATTCATGCGGGGCAAGTACCAAAGAACTCTAAAAATAGGTTAGTAGTTAACTCTATATTTTTGACGCAAGAAACATAGCATGAAAGATTGGGCTGAAGCATTCATTGCGGCGGCCTGTATGGTGGCCTTTGTGGTTTTTGGAACGTACATGATTGCATGGAGTTTGGGTTGATATGGAACTTGAGTATTACACCAAAATTATTGGTGCGGTAACTGCTTCAACTGCCATGATTGGCGGTGGTTATACGCTTGCCGACAAGTTTGGCGTGTTCCATAAAGACATCCTTAAATGGTCGCCAGAGCATTTTCAAATATCGGATGCGCCTGCAAACGGCGAATTCAAAGTTGTAGTGGCCCGCCAGAAAATTAGAGATAACTGCGAAGTTACATCATTCAAGCTAGAGGTGCGGGACTCTGAGTTGGTTGTACATCCTGCCAAGCCTAGTATTGCAACGTTTTCTGGGCCAGCCAGCGACACAGTGGATAAGTTTGGGTACAAGTTCAAACTTGATACCACTTCACAAGTGACACCCGGCGTTGCTACGTTGATGGCGCACATCAAATACAAGTGCCCCGAGGGTGAAGTAATTGTGAACTACCCGTCACACAAAAATCTAATGTTTACGATTAAGGAATCAAATGTTTGAACTAATTGGCGGCGGTGTATTCGGTGGCTTGATTGGTGGCCTGTTTCGTCTGGCTCCTGAAGTCCTGAAGTACTTTGACAAGAAGAACGAGCGTGAGCATGAGATGGCTATGTTCAGCCGTCAGTGCGAGTTAGAGCAGATTCGTGGGGCGCAAAAGTTAGCCGAGATTGGTGCGCAGCGGGATGCCGCTATTGATGTAGGTGTCATGGATGCCTTCAATGCCGCGATCAATCAACAAGCCGAGATGGTTAAAGCTGCGGGTGGTTGGGCGGCTAGTCTGTCTGCATCCGTGCGTCCCGTGGTGACATATTGGATTATGTTGCTGTGGTCATTCATTCACATCTGGTTTGCTTGGCAAGCCCACCGCGCAGGTGCTTCTCCTGAAGTCGTGTTCAAGACTATGATGACCGTGGACTTCTGTGCTTTAGTGTCTGGCACCATTAACTACTGGTTCCTTGACCGTACTCTCAAGCAGCGTGGCCTATGAACCTAGAACTAGCCGCAGAACTGTGCCGCCGGTTTGAAGGCTATCGGGCCAAACCGTACCTGTGTCCGGCTAATGTAGCCACGATTGGGTATGGTTCTACCTACTACGCTGATGGTCGTAAGGTAACGCTAGAAGACCCGCCAATGGATGAGCCAACAGCCAGAGCGTTATTGATGGCGGAACTTCTGCATACATACGCGCCCGGCGCGGTCAGGCATTGCCCAAATCTTTTGATAATTGCGGCTCAAGGTGATCCAAGGAAGCTAAACGCCATCGTAGATTTCTGTTACAACTTGGGCATTGGGCGCTTGCAGACTTCCACGTTAAAGAGGAAAATCAACGCCAATGATTGGGAAGGGGCAAAAGAACAACTAATGCTCTGGACTAGAGGTGGCGGCAAAGTTTTGCCGGGGCTACTAAAACGCCGCACAGCAGAGTGCGCACTATTGGATTAACCGATGCCATTACAAAAAATTCTGTTTAAGCCGGGCGTCAACCGGGAGAACACACGATACACAACTGAAGGTGGTTGGTACGAGTGCGACAAGGTGCGTTTTCGTCAAGGTAACCCAGAAGCTATTGGTGGTTGGACTCGTGTTTCACCCAACACTTTTAATGGTGTATGCCGTTCGCTTTGGAACTGGATCACACTAAGTGGCGCTAATCTGATGGGTGTTGGCACTAACACCAAGTTCTATATTGAAAGCGGTGGTTACTACTACGACATCACACCACTTCGTACAACAGTAACAATCAACAACAATCCATTTGCGCTAACTGCTTCAACCACAGTTACTGTTACTGATACTGCGCATGGGGCGACTACTGGCTCATTTGTAACTTTTAGCGGCGCAGTAGATATTGGCAGTGGTGGTACAAACGTCACCGCTGCGGTACTTAATCAAGAGTTTCAACTCACGGTTATTGACGCCAATACATACACTATTACGATTTCTGTAGTGCCTAACGCTACAGCTATTGCCGGCTCTCCAGGCGGCGGCGCTTCTGTTGTAGCCGCATACCAACTTAATGCTGGGCCTGAGTTTCAACTCCCACTGGTTGGCTGGGGCGCTGGCGCTTGGGGCGCGGGTCCTTGGGGTGTTGGCACTCCCGATACTCTGTCGCTACAGATATGGAACCAGATTAACTACGGGCAAAACTTATTGTTTGGTCCCCGTGGTGGCGGTATCTATTACTGGGATGCGAATACATCTACGTCAACTCGCGGCACACTGCTTAATGCGGATGGCGGTAATGTTACGTTTACAAACGCATCACCTACTGTTGTGACGGCTACTACTGTATTTACTGAAGGCGCAGCACTGCAATTTAACGCTACTACTGCTATGCCGACAGGCGTTTCAGCTAATACAACATACTACGTAACTAACGTAGACGGTTTGACTTTTAACATTGCTAACTCAGCGGGCACCTTAATCAACGCATCTAGTACGGGCACGGCTGTTTATATCTCGTTGATTGTTGATGTACCAACAGTTGTTAATACCTTTACTGTTTCTGATACATCGCGTTTTGTACTTGCGTTTGGCTGTAACGACTACGGTAGCGCAACTCTTAACCCAATGTTAATTCGTTGGTCTAATCAAGACGACCTCTACAACTGGACGCCTAATGCTACTAATCAAGCAGGTAGTATTCAGATATCGCATGGCTCAGAGATTATTACAACTGTACAGACTCGCCAAGAGATTATTGTGTTTACTGATTCTGCCGTTTACTCTATGCAGTACCTTGGCCCTCCATATATATGGCAAACGCAAATCTTAGGTGACAATATTTCTATCATGGGCCCTAACGCCGCTGGTATTGCATCAGGCATCATCTACTGGATGGGCGTTGATAAGTTCTACGCCTATGATGGCCGCGTACAGACACTTAACTGTGACCTGCGCCGTTACATTTTTAACGACTTTAATCAAGAACAGAACCAGCAAGTATTCTGTGGTACTAACGAAGGCTTTAATGAAATCTGGTGGTTCTACTGCTCCGCAAACAGCACTCAAGTAGATAGATATGTTATCTATAATTACTTAGAGCGCGCCTGGTCTTATGGCACTATGGGTCGCACGGCTTGGATTGATTCTGGCCTGCGTTCTTATCCAGTAGCTGCTACGCTTGATCAAAATCTTGTTAACCATGAAGATGGTATCGACGACAACACAACAGCTACAACTGCTCCAATCAACGCTTACATCTCCTCGTCTGAGTTTGATATTGGTGACGGGCATAACTTTGGTTTTGTGTGGCGCGTGCTGCCTGACTTAACGTTCTCTAATTCTGTCAATTCGTCCACCAATGCAGACCCACAAGTGGCGATGACTTTGTATGGCCTGACTAACTCTGGTTCAGGTTCTACAAGTAACGCCGGTGCGGCAGTGGCAAGCAGTTCTACGTATGTAATTACTGAAGAGTTCACAGGGCAAATCTATACTCGTATGCGTGGTCGCCAGATGATCTTCAAGATTGAATCTAACCAAGTTGGTACGACGTGGCAGTTGGGTGCGCCTCGTATTGATATTCGCCAAGACGGACGTAGATAATGGCCCTGCCAAATCGCCTTATCAACCCCGGAGTACCTAACTTACCATTAGGTACAGATCAATACGAGCGTCGGTATCAGGATCAGTTTACAAACATTTTGCGTTTGTATTTTAATCAAATACGTAATTCATTTAGCGAAATAATGGGTAATGCCGGGGGCAGATATTTGGCTTTCCCGTATGGGGCGTTTTCTAGTGACCAAGATCAAACAACTACAGCAAATACCGCTACATTGATGACATTTAACACCACGGACTTTGCTAACGGTGTAAGAATTAACAACTCTGAGATTATTGTGGAGTATGCGGGTATATACAACCTGCAGTTTAGCGCACAGTTTGTAAACACAGACACAGCCTTCCAAGATGTCTACATCTGGCTGCGTCAAAACGGCGTAGACATTACGGGGTCAACAGGTTTTGTATCTGTGCCAAACAGACACGCAGGAACAGATGGTCACGCAATTATTGGTTGGAACTATTTTTTAAATATGGCCGCAGGCGATCACGTTGAGATTTACTGGTCTGTGCCTAACGTTGCTGTAACCATCCAGCACCTTAACGCTTCTGGAACACCTACTAAGCCTTCTACTCAATCTGTTGTAGCCACACTTTCATTTGTGTCTGCGCCTACAGCGTGATATTATTAACTAGCCTTAATCAAAAGTGACAACATGGACTTAGAAGCTATTAGTACAAACCCTAACTACAAGTTGGTAAAGCCTGACTATGTAGAGTTTGCCGAAGTCGACGACATTTGGGTTCGTGCCTATAACATACCTAAGTCTAAAACTGTTTTATCTCAGCATGTGCATGCTCATGATCACGTTACGTTAATCTCAAACGGCGCTGTTGAAGCTTGGCAAGATGGTGAGTCTATTGGGCGTTTTGATGCCCCTGCTGTTATTACGATCCCTGCGGGCAAGAAGCACGCATTCATGGCGCTGACTGACAATGTAGTGCTGTGCTGTTTACACAATCTTCGCGGCACAGGACTAGAGTCGCCAGAAATTAAGGAGTTTTAATATGCCAATGCTTGCTATATTTGCTGAAGAAGCCGCAGTTGCTTTAGCGTCTGAGCTTGCCCCGTATGCCGCAGGTGAAGCTGCCCTAGCTGCGAGTTCACTTCTTGGCGCAGAAGCTCTTATGGGTCTTGGCGCTGAAGCATTAGGCACGAGTGCAATAGGCGGCGCTGAAGCTCTGGCTGCTTCTGAGGCTATGGCTGCTAACGCTGCGTCTGGTGGCGCTGGTGCTGGCGCTGCTAATATTAACGCGGCTCAAGTTGCGGCTCAACAAAACGCTGCTATGCAGTTGGCTAATCCTGGCATCACTGGTATCCCTGATCCTAATTTTGTTGCCTCCGTGACTGCGCCTTCTTCCGCCGCTGCGCCCGCCTTTACTCCTCCCCCTGCTGCCCCTGCTATTGCGCCCCCACCCGCACCTACACCGTATCAACCACTGGGATTAACTAATAATCCATTAGTTAGTCCGTTTCCAGAATATTTTGGCTCACAAACTGCTGCGTCTCCTTTTACTCCAAGCGCGCCTCCTATGGGTATGGAAGGTCAGTTTGCTGCAAACCAATTTATTGAACCGGGTTCCGCTGGTATACCCAGTATGGCAAACACTATTGCTCAAGCTAATATTCCTGTTACTCCTCCTTCAGGGCTTGAGGCCGGATTTGATAAAGCTTTAAAGTTTGCAGAAAAGAACCCTTTTACTGCAATGACAGGCGCGTACATGGGCGCTAACGCTTTGGGTCTTTTAAAGCCTACCGGCGCTACGTTCAACGACAAGCCTTACGACGGCCCACTGTCTCGCTATCGTCTATCGCCTAACTTTCAAGGCCGCACTGCTAACCCGCTTGACTTCCAATACAACCCTAGAGGCTATGCAGCTGGCGGCATTATGGAAGCTAACGCTTATGATATTCCTGTGGGGTACGACGAAGGCGGCCCCGTTGCTTTGCCGTTGCCTTCACGGACTATGCGTAATGCAGATGTGTTTCAAACACCGGGAGCAGGCTATAACCCAGCACAACAACCAGCAGCCGATGCGTATAACGACATCTTACGTAACCGTGTAATAGACGATACTGCTTCTGGCAGATTAAATGACGCTACTAGAGGCTACTATCAAGCAACGCCTGATCAGCTAACTACTATGGCGCAAGGCAGAGGTTCATTTGGGCCTGGTTTTGCTAGGGATGAGTTAGGCGCTCGCTCTGCTGCGGGCGAATTTGCTGTGCCCGGCTACGGTGATTTAGGGCAATTTGCTGGTGGTAATGATATTGGTGGCGGCATGGGCGGCGGTAGTCTTGGTAAATATTACGATGACATGAGCGCTTCTGCGTATGCCAAAGGCGGTAGCCTCTCCGAGTCTATTTCTCAATATCAAAAAATGTTAGGTGGTCAACCACAAGCAGCCCCTGCAAAGTCTGCTGACGTAGGTATTTATTACGACCAAGACCCTGATACCCGCTATCAGGATGCGTTGACTGCCGCTCAGATTCGTCAAGCCAAGGTTAACCAACGTGCTTACGTTTCTCCTCCTGCTGCTAAACGTCCTACTCCGTTAGGTAAATTAGATATGCCTACAAGCGCTAAGAGTAAAGAGAGCAGTAGCAGAGACGTTGAAGCTGCAAGCGGTGGCATCATGCACTCAAGTTTGGGTGGTTATGCTGCTGGCGGAAACCCTAGACTGCTCAAGGGCCCCGGTGACGGAATGTCAGACAACATTCCTGCAACTATTAACGGACGCCAACCTGCTCGACTTGCAGATGGCGAGTTTGTAATCCCAGCAGATGTGGTGTCACATCTGGGCAACGGCTCAACTGAAGCTGGCGCTAAACATCTTCATGCCATGATGAACAGGGTGCGCAAGGCGCGTACTGGCAACCCTAAACAGGGCAAGCAGATTAACGCTAGAAAATACATGCCTAAATGAACAGCGAAGGCAAACTAGAATGGTTTGGGGGCAATCAAGATGCCCTAAATGTTTACCGCATGTTTGTGGATTTGGCGCATTTGTGGGATGACCTTGTTGACAAAGACAAAGAAGCTACTGAAGACGACATCAATAACGCGTTTTTAATTTGCTTAGTTTATTTGCCAGCTAACCCGTTCTACCGTAGTATTCAAGAACAAATCTTGCCTATGTGGTTGACTGTTGTTTCTGCATTTCAAACGGCTAATAAGTTTGAACGAGACAAAGACCCGCATGGTATAGAAATAGCGCATGGCCTCAGGTATGCGGCAGGGAATATTATGGCTTACATAGTGCATGTTTGTGTAGGTCCCGAGAAAGCAAAAGAGTTTCTTCCAGAGATGTGGAAGGCTGTGTTTTATGAGCGGTTTGATGATTACCGCAAGGAGCATTTAGATGTTGATTACAAATAAACGTGATGGTTATTCTGCCGACGGACGTCGCCTTTATTTCTTTGGTGGCGGGGGTGGCGGTGGTCCAACTCAAACTACATCAACTGTTCAGAACACAAACATTCCTTCGTATGCTCAACCATACGTTGAGTCAATGCTTGGCGCAACTCAGAAGCAGCTGTTCAATACCAAAGAAGTAGGTGGCACGCCTGAAGTTAAAGCTACTTATGACAGTGAAGGAAATCAACTAACAGCTGGTACTGCGGCTGTTCCCGGCTATACAGAACTTACTGGGTTTAAACCTTACCAAGCGTACGGCGGTACGTACGACGCCCAAGGCAATCAGCTTTCCTATGACCCTACAAAAGGAATAGCTGGCATTAACGATATGCAGCAGCAAGCCTACATGAACATGTATGGCATGAAGCAAGATCCAAACTTTGGTGTTGGGTCTAACATGGTGCAGCAAGCTGGTCAAGGCGCTATGAGTTCCGCTGCAGATGCTATGCGTTTTGGTAATGCTGGTTTTGCTTCTGGCCAAAAAGGTCAGGAACTTGGTATTGCTGGTGGCCAAAAGTATGGTGAGATGGGCGCGCAATATGGTACTCAAGGCGCTAATTTAGGCATTGCTGGTGGCGCAAAGTACGGTGAAATGGGTGCTGGATACGGCGCGCAAGCCGCTGGTCTTTCAAACAGAGCTTTAGGCTACGGCGATACAGGCGCAGGTTATGGCGCTCAAGCTGCTGAGTTAGCTAATACAGCTTTAGGCTACGGGCAAAAAGCTTCTGATCTTGGTCAACTGGGATTGATGGCGGGCTTTACTGGCCAAGATGTAGCTAGTCAATCTCAAGCGTTAGCGCAGCAACAAGCCGGTGCTGGGGCGCAGTATGCGCAGATGGCTACTGATCCCCGAGTAACTCAAGCTTTAATGAGCCCATACACACAAAATGTATTGGATGTTCAAAATAGAGAACTACAACGTGGCGCTGATATTGCTGGCACTGTGCGTGGCGCACAAGCCGCCCGCGCTGGCGCGTTTGGCGGTTCACGCCAAGCCATTGAGAACGCTGAAGCTCAGCGTAATTTGGCCACGATAAAAAATGCTAATACAGCACAGGCACTTCAGCAAGCTTTTCAGCAGGCGCAGGCTCAACAGCAGTTTGGCGCTAATCTTAATCTTCAAGGTTTGGCAGGGGCGCAACAAGGTCTTGGCACTGCGTTGTCTGGTGGTCAATTAGGTTTGTCTGGTATTGGCACTGCACTGCAGGGCCAGCAAGGCGCGTTGTCTGGTGTTGGTCAAGCTGGAGCAATGTACGGTCTTGGTATGCAAGGAACGCAGACCGGTTTGTCTGGTGTTAACGCGGCTAATCAAGCATATCAAACTGGCATTCAAGGTGCTGGCATGGGCCTGCAGGGTGTTAACACTCAATTGGCTGGTACAGCTCAAGGTATGCAGGGTGCGCAAGTTGGCTTGCAGGGTGTTGATCGTCAGTTGGCTGGCACTGCTCAAGGCATGCAAGGCGCTCAAGTTGGTCTGCAAGGCGTTCAAGGCGCTCAAGCAGGTTACGGTCTGGCTAATCAAGCTGGCGCTAACGTGGCAAATATTGCTAATCAAAGTCAGGCTGCACAACAGGCGCTTCTTAATAATCAGATGCAAATGGGCAATCAGAAGATGGCCTACGAGCAGTCAATCAAGAACCAAGCTGTTCAAGACTACGCAAACGCGCAGCAGTATCCCCTCATGCAGTTGGGCACAATGTCCAACATGCTCCGTGGTCTGCCAATGCAAGCGTCTACGACGAATCAGTACGCTGCGTCGCCTAACCCTGTGTCACAAGCAGTTGGCACAATTGGTGCAGGTGCATCCATCTATAACGCCATGAAACCCGGCGGTGCTGCGGGCGGCTTGCCTAGTGAGTTTAAATACGCAAAGGGCGGCGGCATCATGTCTTATGACATGGGCGGCGAAGTTGAAGAGCAGCTTGAGAGCATGGACGAGAAAGGTTTGCAAACACAAGCCAGAGAATCTTCTAGCCCATCTATCCGCAAGATGGCTCAACGTCTGCTGCGTGAGCGTCAGATGAGTAAGCAGCCACAAGGCGTCGGTCCTATGGGCGTGCAGTATCAAGCTGCTCAACCTCAGATGCCTAGCTATGCCCCCGGCGGTATTGTTGCATTCCAACAAGGCGCTGGTGGTAACGGCGTAAAGAGCGCCATTGAAGAAGGCGGCGAGGACGAAGCCAAGATTGGTATGGCAGATCGCCTTATTCAGCCTGCTCCAACTACGGGCGGTATTATGGGTGCGACTACTCAGCCAACTACGCCTGTTCCTGTTGCCCCTCCTAAACCTTTACCTGACATTGCGCAAGAAGCCATGCGTCAGCGTGATATCTATTCGGCTCAAGCAACTAGACCAACTGCAGAGTTGTTAAAAGAAATTCAAGCCGAGCGTGAAGCTTTGGGCGTTGGCGATAATAAACCGCGTGAAGAATTACGTGCGCAACAGATGGCTGAGCGCGCAAACTTGGCTGATGAAAAAGAACGTCAACGTCACATGCGTTTAGCTGAATTCTTTGCTTCATGGGGATCAACCCCCGGCCCAGTGCTTGTTGCTGGTATGAACGCATTGAAACAGTCAATACCTGGAATTATCTCTGACGAGAAAGAAGCTAAAAAAGCTCGCAAAGAAGCCGACAAGATTATTTACGATATTGATGAAGCTACCCGTCTTGAGAAGCTTGGTATGCATAAAGAAGCTGTGGCTCGCAAAGAGAAAGCCGCTTCGCACGCTGAAGACTACAACAAGTACTTGCTGTCACTTCAAGGTCAACGTGAGGGCAATCAGAAAGCGCTTGAAGTTGCAAAAATTCAGGCAAAAGCTCAAACAGATGCCGCAGCAATGCGTAACTCTTCAGACAAACTTGGTAGGCAGCAGGCAGAAGCGCTTAGAAATGAAGACCGTATATTTCTTAGATATCAAGCTGCAACCAAAGAGTACAACGATGTGCTTTCAGATGTTGCTAAACAAGAGTCTCAAGACGCCCATAAGAATGACTTAAAGAATTTAGAAAGGTACGCTATGGGCGCTAAAGATAAAAAGACTGGCGAGATTGATCCTAATAAGATCAACAAAGAATACAGAGCTGCGTATGCTGAAACTTTAAAACGCGTTAATGAACGTAAAGAAGGATGGAGCACCGCAATTGAAGACGCAAAGAAAGAAAAAAATCTTGCTTTTAGCCGGATTAAAAATTTAAGTCCAGAAGCAGTTGAGGCACGGACAGGTCCTAAAGTTAATCCTGCTGATAGTGGCGCGGGAACAACCGGCAATTTTCCTACCCCAACAGCTAAACACATCCAAGCGTTGAAGGATAATCCTGGCGCAAAAGCAGAATTTGATGGTAAATTTGGACCTGGCGCAGCAGATGAATACCTAGGAAAATAAGATGGCTAATTTTTTCGACCAGTTTGACGCTGAACAAGAAAAAGAAAAAGAACAGAAGCCATCTCAAAACTTCTTTGACCAGTTTGACGAGCCGGTTAAGAAAGTAGCTACCCCAAAAGCTACAGGCCCTAAGGGTAAAGACACAACGCAATTGCCAGACGATGATGAGACTGGCGATTTCATGCGCGGTATCTACAACTATCTACCACAACTTCAAGAAACCTACGGCGGCGCAAAAGTATTTACGGGCATGGGCCTAAAAAAACTTGGCGCTACAGAAACTGGGCAAAGTTTAATTGAGAGCGGTAAAGAGTCGATGGACATTGGCGAGTCTAAGCAAATGACTCGTGAGTCTGATTCACTGACAAGAGCATGGGAAAAAGGCATCGGTACAGTTGTTACTGATTGGCTTCCCTACAACATTGGTTCAGGCGTTGCTAGCGTTGCCGAAACTCTTGCTGTTATGGGTATTGGCGCTGGTGTAGGAGCAGTGGCGGGTGGTGGTGCAGGAGCTATACCTGGTGCAGTGGGCGCTGCGGTATCTAAAACACTAGTTAAAAAAGGTATTGTAGAAGCCGCTGAAAATATTATTGAAACTGAGGCTAAAAAAGCTTTGGCTGCGGGCGCTACTAAACAAGCCGCTAAAGTTGCTGGTGAAACTGCTGGCGCTAAATTTATTGAATCCCAAAGTAAAAATGTTTTAATTGCAGCAAGTGAAATGGCGGCTAAAGCTTATGGGAAAGTGGGCGCTAAATCGTATGGCGCAACTGCTGCTATGGCGGGGCAAGCTGGTTTGTATGGTACAGGTGAGACTACAAGCCGCGCGGTAAATGAAGCCGAAAAAGCGGGAATGGATATAGACGATATTGAGTACGGACGGCTTGCTACCGCCGCTGCTGTTCACAGCGTAGCTGATTTCTTTATAAATAAAATTGGCGTAGACGCATTAAAGATTGGCGAAAAAGCTACACAGTCTTTAATTTTGGATATCAGCAAACGTATCGCTGTAACTGGTCTCAAACAAATCCCCGCTGAAGAAATTCAAACTATGGCTGAGCGCTATGGCGCAAAACTGTCATTAACCGATGCAGAAGCTTTACGTGAATATGTTGATACTGCTGGCGCTGCGTTTGCTATGTCAGTTGGCCCCGGAACAGTGGGCGGCGCTAAGACTCACTATGTAAACAAACTTCAGAAAGCTGGCACTGAAGCTGAAGCCGCTGGTAAAACATATAGAGGCGACCTCACAGTTAATAAAGACGTCATACCGCCCACGATTAAAGGCTTTGACAAAGAGAGCGCTGATCTATTGATGCCTGCTACAGATGCGGCGGGTAATCCTATTGTTGCTGACGTTGCGGCTCCTGAAGTAACTGAGACTACACCAGCGCCTAAGAAGACTAGAGCGCCAAAAATTACTGCCGAAGGTGTAACGCCCGAATCAATCCAAGCTGCCAATGACTACGTTGGGAAAATCGACGGCGGTGAGACTATTAAGCAATCTGAATACAGACAGATTGCAAGGGCAGTTGGTCTCAGCATTCCGGTAGGAACAAAAAATAGTGAAGCTGTTGAACTTATTAGAAACCACCTTGCACAACAAGGAGCACCTGATGCTACAGGAATTGACACACAAGCAGGTGGAGCAAGCACTGGAGTGGCTGCACTCGCCAACCAAGGCCAGACCACCGCAGGAGTTGCTGGACCTCAACCCGGTGGAGTGGTATCTACTGGAGCAAATGTTGGGACAAATTTGGCTGGAGCAAAGCAGCAGCCCGCTGCATTAATATCCCCTGTAACACAGCGCATCATTACGGATGAATATAACGATGGAGCAACCCCTGCTGAACTTATTACTAAATACGCTAGTTCACCAGAAATAGCCGCTAATATTGACGCATTCATTAAAACTTTACCACCAGCAGGAGAAGCCCTTGGCACTGAGACCACTGAAACCGAGCAAACAAAAGCGGAAGGAAAACAACCGCCCTCAACCCTTTCAGCCAAGCGACCAACAACAGTAAAAGGTTGGCTACAACATTTCTTAAAGACAGGTGAGACTGATCCTAAACTTGCTGCTATTCAGCAAGACTCTCATCCTGCTTTTGTAGCTGACCCAGATGTTACACCAGAGCAAAATGCAAAAGATGCTATGGAGCTTGGTCAGCGTTACGAGGCAGAGGCTGAAGCGGAGCGCGTTCGTTTACTTAACGAATCCACAGGTAATGGAGCTCTAAAAAAAGAAGACATCTATGCCAGATATGACGCTGAACAAGAACGGAAGCAAACTGAAGCTGAAGCAGCGTTTGGATTAGAGCCTACAAAAGCTGGTTCTATATCAAAAGAAAACCGTGACAACTATGATAAGGCAAGGGAAGAATTCCCCGAACTGCCAGAGTGGTCTGATCTAAGTGCAGTTGATAAAGACGTCTACTTTGAAAACGTTCGTTACGGCAACATGCCTGAGCACCGCAAAGCTGCGCAAGCATTAATTAATTATCGTAAAGAAACAGGTGGACGCAGTAAAGGCTATGGGCAGGGCGCTACAACTGTTGGTGAACAACGTACTATTAAAAATTATGAAGATAACCGAAACACTGCATCTAAGATGTTTAATGTTTCGTTTCCACGTTGGGGCGATCTATCACGCATAGCTCAACAAGCCTACCTTGATCAAATTGTAAATAACGCTGGTTTGCAACAAGATGTTGCTTTTGCAAAAGCCGGTGAAGCGTTGCTCAAAGAAAACCGTGAACTGTCTGATGATCAGAAGAAGGCTGAGCTTGCTAACATCAACAAGCGCCAAGAAGAAGTTCGTAAAGAAGCTGAGCAAAACAAAGAAGAGTTAGAGAAGCTGCGTAGAACATACGGCGATGTAGCATCTACATCTCTTGGTCGTGGCACGTTGCAACTATCAAAGAGTGTCATTGAGCATCTGCAAAAAGGGCGTCTTGGCTTAGCGCTGCAAGATGTAAGCGACACACTTAAAAAGAACAGCGACTCCCGCAACAAAATGTTTGGCTACGTTGCCAATCTACTTGGTAACCTTGGATTAAAAACTAAGATTGAATTTATTGATAGATTACCTGACGGCGATTTGGGTATCTACGACCCCTACACTGACACTATTACACTTTCGCTTTCTGGCTTGACTGTGCCTACATTACTGCACGAGGTAGCCCACGCTGCTACTGTTCGCGTAATGTACATGTACATGAATGGTCAAAAGAACCAACTGACCGAGCGTCAGATTAAGGGCGTTGAACAGATTTTAACAATCATGCGCCAAACTCAGTTTGAGTTGCAAGGCGATTACCCCGAGGCGTTTACAAGCCCATTTGAATTCATAGCCTATGCTATGACTGATAAATTCTTTCAAGCAGATTTGGCTGAGCAAGGGATTGACTACGCTGAGTTCAGCGCGTTGGATATTGCTGCCAAATTAAAGCTTGGCACTGAAGACATTTTTACCATCTTGCCAACAGAGAAGTCTCAGTGGTCTGCCTTTAAGAAGGCTATGGCGGGTATCTTTAAAGTACCTGCTGGCGCGTTAAAGTCTCCTAACTTTATGGTGGAGTTGTCTGGCGCATTTGAAGACATCTTGTCTGTACCAACTGAACCAATCAATCTAGAAACATTGTCGGCTAAGAAACCAAAAGGGCAACAGCCGACAGTGCCTAAGACAGCTGAGTCTCGAGAAACTGGGCTGTATGAAAAAGATAAAAATTATGAACCTAGCAATAAAGAAAAGTATGGCGTAGACACCGCCGGAGACCTATCGAGAATGGGTAAGATCAAGCGCGCTTTTAGTCGTCACGGGTGGAGAGATTTTGTTACAAAGGCGCAAAGCCGTCGTCAGCATATCCGCGCCTATGAAAATGAATTAAATATGGCGGGTTTGCTTAAGCGCGATCCTACAGGTGCATTTAATAACGTCAGCGAAAAACAAGACTTAGCCTTAAATCAGGGCGTTAGATTTGCTATTGATTATTTGCAGCAGCCGTTGCAAAAGTTGCACGACACTTTTAATAATTGGTTGATGATGTCCAACCAGAATACTGATAAAGGTCTTGATCAATTTCATAGATTGGCGGAGATGTTTGGCGCAACTGAACGCCGATTTGCTAAATGGATTACATCCGTACCTTTGAGCAAGACTCAAAACCTGACACATAACGGCAAGCCAATTAGCGCCGCTGAGCGTCGTATTCAGCTTATGGGTGATCCCCGCACTGGGGTGGACGGACTGATCCATAAAGTTGCACTAAATGATCAGCAAAAAGCTGCTATTCGCAAAGAGCTAGAGTATCTTGCTACCAACCATGCCGACGCGCTAGGTGATAGCCCCCGCATCAGCGAAAAGATGCGCCAGCGCTTTGCTAAAAATCCAAAGCACAAGGGCATAGATACGGACAAAAACGCTCCAATTTATAACGCTCTTGGTATTGAAGAGGCTACAGTCAATAAACGTATGACTGAGTTCCTAGCAAAGAGCAAGGAAGAGCAAGCGTTAATTAAAGAAATGTTTGATCAAGTAAAGATCATTACAGACGCCACTGCCGAACTCAACAAGATTGGCAACTACTGGTCAATGCCTGTATCCAATATTGTTGGCATCTATAACTATCAATACTACATGCCGTTTAAGGGTCTGTCTAAGCACACCAAAGTGGATGACATGATTGACCCCAACAGCAAGATGAATGGCGCTGAAATGCAGGATGAAATTCATGCTGCTGAAGGCCGTTTCTCTACGTCAGATAATCCGTTGCTGCAAATGATCTATGACGGTTATAGAGCGGCTAGTCGTGCTGGACGCAAAGACTTTACGCAATCTGTTGAAAATGCAGTTGAACCAACTACAAGCAAAGATGCGTATAACCCAACGGGTACAGGAGTTATACCTGGCAGGGTAGTTAAAACAGTCCCGTTTTGGGAGCGTGAAACTGTAGATTTATCTAAATACAAAGGCGCTAATAGCAAGTACATCTTTAACTACAAAGCTGATGGTTCTATGAACATCATCGCTATTGACAATCCTAAATTGCTGCAAGCTATTCGTTATCCATTTAGAGAAAAAACTCCGTTGTGGGACGCGGCTAACCGTATCACGGGCTTCTTTGGCTCGATGCACACACGTTTTAACTACAACTTTGCGCCAAAAGACTTTGTAGTGAACACGTTAACCAACGCATGGAACGCCGCCACAAGCGAAAAGATTGGCCCACTAGGCGCTGCTGCATATCTAAAAGATGTGGCTATGGCAGTTACTAAAAATGGTCTTGGCAAGGCCATGAATATTGCTGTGCTGGAAGAAATTGGAAGCGCTGGTAGTAAAAAAGTCATGAGCGACATGGCGGCAAAAGACCCGTTCATTCGTGACATGCTTGAGATGATTCGATATGGTGGCAAGAGCACCTACATGGAGAGCTTCTCTCTAAAGTCAAACCTTGAGACTCTTAGTGAAAATTCTTTTGGTAAAAACAACATCATCACTGACCCTATCAGCGCAACTAAACTGCTAGATAGCTGGAACAACATGTTTGAGTTTACTAGCCGCACGGCTATGTATTCTTTGTACAAAGAACGGGCACTTAAACAAAATATTGCTGACGGTATGTCGGACAAGAAAGGTCCAAACGGAGAACTATCTCCTGCTGAACGCGCCGCCGCTGAAGAAGCCGCTGCATTCACGTTAAACCTTGCAAACTTTTCGCAGCAAGGTGAGTGGGGCAAAGTCATGGGTGCTTTCTATATGTTTAGTAAGCCATCAGCCACTGGCGCTGTACGAGCGCTTGAATCAGTCCTGCCTGCCTTTACTTCGGTAAAACGCGCAATGCAAGATCTGCCCCCTGTGATCGCAGACAACCCTACCGCAAAAGCAAAATACGAAGAAACTTTTAGAATACGAAAACGTAACGCGTCTTTTATGACAGGATCGCTGATTGCTATGGGCGGTGGGCTTTTTGCACTGTCTATGATGGGCGCACCAGATGATGAATGGGAACGTAACGCTGCATTAACGGATAACATGGAGCAGTGGTCTCGTTATGCTCGTTTCCATATTCCAAATGAAGTATCTGAAAGACTTGGTCTTGGTAAAGACGTCGTATTCCAAATACCTTGGGGGTTTGGCCCGGGTGCGTTTGCTGCAAGTGGTGCGCAGTTTGCTGCTATGTTGGCTGGAACAATTACTCCTATTGAGGCAGCAAGCAATATTGCATTTACGATCATGACTGATGCGTTCTTGCCATTACCAATGTCTAAAATTCCTTTTGTAGACAATAAAGTTATGTGGGTCTTGGACTCAGTTGCCCCTACCGTAATTCGTCCATTCATTGAATGGGTTGCAAACATAAACGGTGTTGGGCAGGCAATTAATAGCGCTTCTCAACGTCGTATGGGTGACGCCTATACAGGCGGTGACCGCATTCCAGAAATCTACAAAGACGTAGCTGATGGTTTATACGAATCAACTCATGGCGCTTTTGATATATCTCCAAACACAATGTACTTCTTCACAAACAGCTACCTTGATGGTGTAGCTAAGATTGCAGAGTTGATGTACTCATGGACTAATCTTGGCAAAGGCGAAAAAGAATTTAATCCTAAGACAGACCTGCCATTGTTTGGTTCGTTCTTTGGCGCTAAGACTAACGTTGATTCTCGTGAGTACGGCAAGATAGAGCAAAAAATTAAAGAGATAGATAAACGTTTAGTCACTTTAGATAAACGAAACCCTGTTCTTTATGCGGAGTTTGTGGCTGAAAATCCTTTGTATCCAAGCATTGTTGAGCAGTACCAATCAGCGCAAGGTGAACTTAATGAAATACGTCAACGGGCTACCGAGATTCGGAACAATAAATACTTGGCTATAAAAGATAGAGATGCGTTGTTAAAGCTGGTTATTCTTGAACAAAACATGCTTAAGTATCGCCTTGTACAAGACTTTAAAGCCATGGGGCTAGAGCGCTAACGGATGCGCCAAGCGCGGACTCCAAGATGATTGTCTTTGTGCGTGACATAGCACTTGACTCCAACCTTGGCGCGCTTGGCTCCACTTTCTAGTGCAAAGATTATCTCGGCAGGGCGCAAGGTGGGGATGAAGAAACTCTCCCCCACCTCCATTGCATCGAATGGAAAAATCCACTCAGGTTCTTTGATGTCACTCGGATTCATTGAACAAGTCGTTTGGCATCTCAGTCTTGAACCAATAGAGATATGCAGGATCGGTGCTGATCGCTGACTTCCACCCGGTAGTGAGGCGTCCCTTCTTGTCGTCTACAAGAATCTTTTTGTCCCGCATATCAAACTCAAACTCGCGGCTACCGATTTTGCGCTCCGCCAAGAACTTCTTGAACTCAGTCTTAGACACTTGCAAGAGACCTTCTTCGCTGACGATGCGCCCTACAATTTGGCCCCGTGGCTCCATAGTGACCTTGCCATCTTTGAGTACAAGAATGTTGCCCATGTTCTTATTTATGAAGTCGCCCAGCACAGATTGGTAGTCAGTGCGGTTAACCTTTACAACATTGTCCCTAATCTCAATCATTTTTAAAACTGCTTCGTGATATATACGGTCAAGTTCCCATGCAGTGATATTGGCTTGATTAGCCATGCTTGCGCCACCAAGATTAGTGCCGACCAAGTTCTTGTAGAACCGATACTCTGCAAAGTTGCCAAAGTCAGTTAAGAATTTATCTTCCCACTTGGCAATGTTGTCCATCACATAGTTGTCGCCTTGCTTCAAGATGTGTTGAATGAACATCGGCCCTGCATGCCCGTAGTTGTATTTGAACGCATCGAAGATGTATTCACCAAGCTTGGCGTCGTGATCCAATATTCTTGGGCGGAAGACTTCAAACTCGATCAGACGCGCGGCTTCACCATCAGGATTCATTTTGAGAGCTTCTAACTTGCCATATATACCGTGATTAGATGTCAACAATGCAGTCAATGATGCAGACATCTCGTATTCCCGTTCAGCGTTGACTGAACCTTGCATACGAATCTTGGCTTTGCCATGCGACACGTTGTGAATCAACTGCCCCAAGTCTTCAGGCTTTTTGTCGCCTACTTCATCAAGACCAAACATCAAGCTGTGCAAACCAAGATAGCGACCTGTTAAGCCGTTATCTGTAGCGCCCACCACACTCAAATCTTTAGGGTGTCCAAACACGCTAAGCCCTGCATACATCGCACCTGTCTTGGCGTTGCCTGACTTGCCAGTCAAACTCATCACCACGCCAGATGTAGATGTGTAGCACATCAAGGGGGAACCGAAGCCACTCATTGCGGCAAAGGCATGCAGTTCAAACTGTGGCTTGTTTAAGGAATCAATCGACTCACGCCAACGCGCAAAGGTTCCGTTCTGAGTGATGTGGCGTGATAGGCCACGAACGAATGGAGACGATGGGGCTTCGATGATCTCACCGGTGTGGGTAATTTCTTTCTTGCCTATGACAAAGCTTCTCTTGTCCCATTCTTTGTCTGTGCGATCTTGTGTCCAGCCCATCTGCATACGCATCTGTAGCGCCTTGTCAGTTGTCTGGAGATACTGTCCCCATTTGATGATGTAGTTCATAAGGTGTTGGTCGTGGTGTGAAGCGAAGAAAACTCCATTGCTGGACATAATTGCCTTAAGCGCTTCTTTGGCGTACACCTGCTTCATGGGCAGGAGAAATTCGCGTTCCCCGTCAAACGGAAGAATCGTACGCATCTGCAAGCACTCGCCATCGTGCGGGCTCACCATGCGTTTAACTGGAAACAAATCATGCGCTAAGATCAAGATAGGGTCATCTTGATGTTTTTTGCCTTGCTTGTCTGTCTTAGGTGCAGGAACAAAATATATACCGCCATTCTGTCCACGCACAAATGGAGTCATGAAGTCGGGGAAATCAGGAACTTTTTGGGTATTCGGGACTTCCCAAACTGCGTCCTCTTTATTTGGCGCAGGGGCTGGTTTAAAGACTCTTCCAAGTTGAATTGGACTTGTGATCTTTCCTCTGTGCTGGCATCCCTCGCATCGACTGGGGTAGTCGCCAATAAACCACTCGCAGGTTCGTGGAGCAGGAAAGCGGCTTGCCTTGTCTTCTGTATCTTCATAGTTGTACTTTGGGTATGGTTTGGATAACTCATGGATAGCGGTAGCGCCATCGTCACAGAACTTAGCGACAGCTAAACCTGCAAACCACAACGGCTCTGGTAATGTGGCGCGGTTCTCCCAGATGTATTTAATTTGTTCACATCCATCCCCTGCCAAACTTTTTTCTACTAGTGTCTCAAATGACTTTGCAAAGTTGTCTAGCTTTAGAATTGCTTTGGTATCTTCATCGACGCCCTTGGGGATACTTGCAAGGATGTCTTGAGCAGTGAGTTGTTCTTCTGTGAGCGGCTCGGCTTCTGCAACAGGCTCTACGCCTAAGAACTCTTTGAACTCTTGCCAGCTATAAGCAAAGACCTCATCACTAACAACTGACGTTGGCTCTGGTGGATCAAACTTGTAGTTAAGCGTGTCAGGTGCGCGCATGATACGAGCGGCATCTGCTGTAACTACTGGGTCAATAGATATATGCTGGAGGCATAACGCTTTGAACTTCTCGGCGGCTGGCTTCCACTCGTCTCGTGGAATGTCCTCATCCATGATCCAGTAGGCATGGACCCCGCCACCTGAGTCAATCACCACTGGGTCAGGTAGCCCAGTCTCCCCAATTAGTTTGTAGAGCGCCGTGTGTGCGTCGCCTTTCGATTGATAGTCTTTGTCCGCACCAACATCTAAGTCAATGAAGAACGATCGCACGAAGAGGCAGTCATCTGCTTTCCTGCTATAACCCTCGAACGTTCCAAGTGCAACGAAAGTGTTGACTCCCTTTTTCTTGAACGTCTCTATCTGTGCAAATACGTCGTCAAGTGTCTCTGCAAATTTGTTTGAAACCTTTTTGTCAGTCCCAATGCTTGTAATGCAATAGACACCCTGCGTTGGCAATGCTTTCTCGTAGAATTGTTTTAACATGTCTCGCCAGAGTTGAAAAGAGCGGGACTATGCCCGCTCGGTGAATGGGTGGGGGTACTAACCGCTCGTCTGCAAGCTTTCAAAAAGCATTACGCAGCTTTCCCCCCGATTTTTATTTAGTCAAATTTTCTCCCGACCATATCTTCAAGGTACGTTTTAGCCGCCGCAGTGTTCTTTGCTGGAAGAATACCTTTGGCAGTGTCACTCTCAATCAGGTCAGTCAGTGTCTCAACCTTAACAAGGTTGTTGTGGCGCAAAGGTTTGCCACGGAACCAACTAAAGACCGTCATGCGAGTTACTTCCAACGCATTAGCTACATATTTTGCAGGGAGGTTTGCCTTCACACAAGCAAGTGCTAACGCAATGCCAGCCCTGTTCGGGTTAGCCTTGTGCAACTCAATCAAAAAAGCTTCGCTGTATGTCCGTGACATTCCTATTCCTTATTTCTTAGACCACTTCTTCACCACGTCAGAGATGTCTTTCTCATCCGCAGTGGAGGCTTTCTTTGACTCAACCTTGACAGGAGGCGCTTCGTCTTCTACGACTTCGTTGCGGTGGCTAGGCACTTCAACTTCACCTGTGCTATCCGCTTGGAAGACGTTCATCTTGATAGCGGCTTCAGCGGCAGGGCTCTTGGCTTGTGCGGCAATCGTCAACAGATCGTCGTCAGGAACCTTACCAGCTGGTGAGAACACAACCTTTGGCGTAGGAGATTTTGTATCGAAGGCCATCCTAGTGATCACCCGGCCAGCGCTCACATTGTGCGACGCCAAGTGTTGGATGTACGGACGAAACGGGAAGCGACCATTGTCTTCCTTACCGAACGCTGACGTAGCAGGCAACACCAACTGCATCACATCGCCTGATGGATCGTTGGGCAACACCACGGCTGTGCGCCATGACAGACGGCAAGCTGTACCTGTACCGCCTTGACCTGAGCCTTTAACTGATTTAGGGCAGTCTAGGCAAGTGGAAGCAAGAGGGGTCTTGACATCCGCATCGGGCTTCTCTGAGTCCGTAGACCAGCACACTGGGCTGACCTTCTGACCTTCTTGGTACGTTGCGTCGTAGAACATACGGGAGGCTTTGTGAGCCATCTTGACAAAAATCA